GACGCCAGAACAGCCTCCTCAATAATATTAATGGAGGTAGCAGTATGAATCATTCCGCTATTTATCGCGCTTATACAAACGTTGTCAGGATTGATGACAGCACTGGAGCATTTGACGTTGATGGGAATCAAGTAACGCTTGATCAGTCAGTCGTTGACGCTGCTGCTATTGAGGTTGCAGCTGAACAGGCACTTGTAAGACTACGCAGCAAACGAAATCAACTAATCGCTGAAACCGATTACCTCGCGTTATCTGACGCAACACTTACTGACGAGATGTCAACGTATCGTCAAGCTTTGCGGGATCTACCTGCAAACACAACTGATCCTGCCAACCCTGTTTGGCCTACTAAGCCAGGAGGCGCATCATGAGTACGATCAAAGCAAATCGGTACGAGAACACTTCTACAGCGAGTGGTGGTCTTGATATTGATACTTCTGGAAACGTAAGAGTTACCACGTTGGCAGATAGTGCAGGTAATAACAACAGCACCCCAGCAGAGATTGCTTCAGGTCGCGCTAAGGCGTGGGTGAACTTTAACGGCAGAGGAACGGTTGCAATTAGAACCAGCTATAACGTCGCTTCGATTACTGACAATGGAATTGGCGATTACACGATCAATTTTACAAATGCAATGGCGGATGGGAACTTTGCCGTGGCTGGGAGTGCCAGGTGGAATGATAGTGGGATTGCTGGCTACATGAGAGTTATTTCCATTTGCGCTGTGGGCACTTTGGCAAATGCGATGACAACTTCTTCTATTCGCGTAAGCGTAAATTACAGTAACGGCGGAGTCGATGATGCTCAAGTCGTTACTGTTACAATTTTCCGCTAATCAATCATGAGTAAAATTATCTACACCAACTCTGACGGCACTGTTTCAGTCGTCACTCCATCAGGAGAGGTTCCTATCGAAGACCTTCCGGCAAAACTTGGCCTTACTGATTACGAAATTGTTGAAGATGACGTGATCCCATCAGATCGTACTTTCCGCAATGCCTGGGTGAAAACCGGGGCAACGGTGGTTGAAGATCTCACCAAAGCCAAAGCTGTTGGTCACGATTTACGTCGCATCAAGCGGGCAGCCGAATTTGCTCCACATGATGAGCTGATCTCAAAGCAAATCCCTGGTTCTGATACTGATGCTGCTGAAGCGGCTAGGGCAACTATCCGCTCCAAATTTGCCACGATGCAAACGAGTATTGATGCCGCAACAACAACGGCTGAAATCAAAACTGCACTAGAACCACTACCCGCTGATTCTGAATGAACCGACCTGACCCTATGATCCCTGGCAAGCCTGGAGCGGAAGACGTTGTAGCGATGCGAAACAGGAGTGCTTGGATCGAAGCCCTTTATAAGTACGAAGGCCGTGATGACAAGGATCATCCAATGCACGGTCTTTATACAGGGCTAGCGAAGAAGCATTACAACACGATGAGCATCGATGGCTAAACCAAGAGGCTCATCTGAGGTTGATTTCGTCAAGGGCAAGCCTAAGAAATCACGCCAAGGGAATGGGAAGCATTCCAAACCGTCCCACGGAAGGAAGCCACTTAGGGGCCAAGGCAAGTAAACTCTGAGTGGTTTTGCTTAGTTTCATGATCAAATCTTTATTGTGTGCTGCTGGCGTTGTTGCTTGCGGTGTTGCCTTAGCTCCATCTGCACAGGCTGATGGCTTCTACATCAACCCAGAATGGAATGGCGCTTGGAGCGGCTCAAACTTTGGCGGCGCTGTAATGGACGCTGGCATCGGTTATGAGAAAGGTGCGTTCTATATCCAAGGCGGACCTTCATGGCTCCAGCCTGATGGTGGCGATACCGAAGTTGGTTTCTCTGCAAAGACCGGTGTTAGCGCAGCAGTAGCAGAGAACTTTGACGTTTACGGCGAGGTCTCCTTTGCCAAGTACGAGGACATCGATGCTGGTTATGGACTCAAGCTTGGTGGTAAATACAGTTTCTGACCTAGAGTCAGAAGTGACTGAGTGTCGGGCTTAGTCAGACGATGGAGATCACCCCTGATAGCCTCACACTATTAGGGGTTTTTTCATGCAAAAAGTTTTTAATGTGATCAGCGTTTTGTCGTTTGCGATGTCTGGAGCGTTAGTCGGCACAAGTTTCTATGCGGTCAGCAAATTCCCCGAGATGAAACAACAGGCAATAGATCAGGCTAAAGCCTTAGTCGGTGAGTTAGTTTCTGGAGCGGTGACAGATGCAATGCCTGGGCAAGTCAAAGAGATGATCCCTGTGTTGCCTACTGAAACCGGTCCTGCTCTACCTTTTTAATGTCAGATTTGATCAATTCGCCAGACCATTACAACCAAGGTCGTGTTGAGGTCATTGAGGTGATTGAGGATGCCGTTCATGACGCTGACGACGTTGTGAGCGGTTATCTACTTGGACAGACACTCAAGTATCTATTGAGGATGTGGCACAAGGGCAATGCGCTCCAGGATGCAGGCAAGGCCAGTTGGTATTTGGATCGGTTAATCGCCAGGTTGCAGGGCAATGCCTGAGATCCGCACTATTGGGATCAGTGACATTCGGAGTTGGAACGGACCAGCTCCTTTGTCGGTGCCAACCGCTCCACCGGTGACGGTAAATATTGGCGTTCCAATTGTGGACCTGCCAAGTTTCAATGCAATGGACTTCAGGCCGGAGAAGCTAGTTTTTGATCCAGTCGCTCCGTTGCCAGAAACTTCGACGCCTGAAACACCACAAGCGCCAACGCCAACTGCGCCGAATCTTCCCAAGCCGAAAGCGGCAATTGACGAAGATCCTAGGTGCCCTCCCTTGAGGGCCAAAGAGGTCGGAACGGTTATTCAAGGCGGTAACAAAAGAATTTCGGGCTATGAGATTCAGGACGGTAAATGCGTCGTCCTATATGAATCAATCAAGTTGCCTGAACAAATGATAAACGCTGTTCCGTCTTTACCGGCTGCAACGACTGTTGCGCTTACGGCATCAGTTGGTGTTGCGGCAGGTCTAGCGACGCCATTTTTGTTGAAGCTGATCAAGCCTGCGGTCAAGAAAGGACTGACTAAGGCGTCGAAGATGTTGGGACGAAAGGCTCCACCTGTATCGGTGTTGGAGCGCCGGAAAGCTCAACGGGCAAAGCGGAAGGGATAGCGTGTTTGTGCTGCAAGACTTGCCCTGGCTTGGGCTTGATTACTACGTCAGCACAGACAGCAAAATAAGGCGACTTAGGGTGAAACTCAATGCCTTTGAGCTTTAGTTCCCCGCAGTTCTTGAGTCTTGCGATTTCGTACTCCAATCTTCGCGTTTCTACGTTTTGCTGATGCAGTTTGATGTTGGCATCAGCCATTGCTTTGCATCGTGCTTGTAGGCCACCATCCAGGGGGATGGTTACTTGCATCGAAAGTCCGCCACTCCAGTTGTGCGAATCGCGTTGGCCCGTTCTCGTTGGCATCTCATATAAGACGGATCCAGGATTATCGAGTATCCCATTGTCATCCCGATCAGAGAGATCGTATACAGGGTCGCTGTAATAGCTCTCAAACGGAAGCTGCCAAGATTTGGATCGATTGACATAAGGAGTGACCGTAAGAATTGGACCTTGGCATTGAATGCCATTGCCATAAGAATTTGTCAGATGTTGGGACGGTGCAATCATCACCGCCTGATTCGTAACGCTTCCTGAGCTGGTTGCAGTTGGAGCGGCAGTAGCTGAAACACCGCCAATAGTTTCTGCGTTTGCTGGAGCGGCTAGGACTATTGCGAGAAGGTAGAGATAGTGTCTGTGATTTGCTTTATTTCGGTGACGCGCTGGATTGTGGTTACGTTCGACAGACCTGGGCCTGAATAGGTTTCTACGAATTGAAACGCTCCACCAGGGCTGGTGATTTTCCAGCTTGGCTTGTTGTTTACGTCGAGAGCTGACCATCCGTTAACCGTTGTTGTGCCTGGTGTGAGGCTGGCTCCGTTTGCAGGTTCAATGTTGGTGCCACTTACAGAGTATTGCCAGCCAGTTTCGTAGGACTCGCTCACAATTGTTTCAGTGACGTTACTGGTTGTTTCTGTATGTGTCGTCATTGAGCCAGTTGAGAAATTGGGCACAACTGGCACAGCTGCAACCGGCTTGGTAAAAAACAGAGCATCTCCGGCCAAGCTAAAAAGCAACAGGAGCAGGAATCTCATCAGTCAATGCTCAACTCAGTCACGAATTGTCCAATGCCAAGAGTGTTCGCTCCACCGGCTGTCACCGTAGTGGCTCCTGAGCTTGAGATCGTCCCTGCCAGTGTTCCAGCCGTACCAGCAGCGGTGGATTGCAGGCTGCCAAAGTTTTGGACTGCTCCGGTTGCGGCTGCCGATGTTGGGACGGCATCCGCTTGGGTGTAGGACTGACTAAAGGAAAAAGCATTGCCAGGGGTGTCCTGAGTTGCAGCAATCGTTCCTGGAGCGTAAACACCTGAAGTGATGGCACCTGTTGAGATGGTGTTTGCTGTGGTGCCATCTGTTGTGTCAACACCTGAACCGCTGATTGAGAAGCTTGACCCGATGCGGTTTGCAGTGGTCATCGCTCCACCGACCTGAAGTTGAACAGAGCTTTGGATCTTATGAGTTAGATCAGCGTGGGCTGCTGGAGCGAATGCCAGAGCAATCGCTAAGAGAGCAAACCGTTTCATTTTGTAGGCGTGCTAGTAGGTGTTTCGACTTTAGGTGGTGTCTTCTTCTGTTGATTAGATGATTTACGTTCAATGCCAAAACTTGCCATTGCACCGGTTAAAAGGCTTGCCACGAACGTATTGTCCATTTTCATTTGAGGAAAGAAGCCCAAATAAGAAACGGTTAGTAATGTTGCGCTCCAAACCAAAACAGCGCATTTAACAAGGTCTGCGACTGAGACGCCTTCCTTGTCATCTTGATTTTCCTGTGGATCTGCCATGATTAGTCCAAGCGTTTGGTCGAGCGGTGGTTGAAGTCTTAGCGGCGATGGCTGGAGCGTCAGTGGGAGTAGCTGGCTTAGGTATCGTTCGTGCTAACGGTCAAAGCCAAGCAAGTCGAGAGTCGCTAGTGAGGCTCACTTCAGCTATGGATAATTTAGCCGCACGAATGGATGTGCTTCATACCGACATGATGGCTAGAGATCGGGAGATTTTTGCCAGGCTTTCGGACCTGGAACGATCGGTGGCGAGGATTGAGGGTCATAGCGACCTTCACTAGACTTTGACCAATAGCAGAAATCCAATGGTGTTTCTCGTTCGTCCGATCCTGTTTTCGTTTCTAAAGAGCAAAGCGGTCAAAGTCTTGGTTCTTGATCTGCTCCAGGCTTACGTCAAGACCACGGACAACACTGTTGATGATCAGGTTTGCGAATACGTGAGCAAGAACTTGTTCCCTGAAGCCAGGGTTGAAAAATGAAAGCTGACCCAGCTTGGGTCTTAGTCAGCGGGTTCTTTATTCTTGGGACCTTAGTCGCCGTCGTTATTGGAGGTGGTGGCTTTTTATTTTTGGCTGGATACCATAGTGGCTTGTCTCAACGACCGGAATGCCCTAGACCGGCGTTGAGTAAATGAACCGAGCTTTCATGGTGCTTACCTTGTTGCCCTTCTTTGCGCATTTCAGGGGAACGCCCCATCAACTGGCTGCCATAAAAGAGTTTGAAGAGGCTTTACCTGAAGAACTGCTGAGAGAAGATGCAGCTTGGTTTGAGGCTTGGAAAGAAAGCGGAATAGCGCAACAAACCCATGTGCCCTATTTTCACCAGCTCGACAACGCTGGTAACGGTTATAGGCAATGTTTTAGCTCTTCCGCTGCGATGGTTGCAGCCTTTAATGGGAAGGTGAAAACTGATGATGAATACAACCGAATCAGAGAACGATTTGGCGATACAACCAGTATTGAGGCTCAAGTTCGTGCGTTGAGGAGCTTAGGTTTGCACGCAGAGTTCAGGCAAGACGGTGATGGGAGCCTGGTTGAAGCTGAATTAGCAGCAGGTCGTCCAGTCATGGTTGGTTGGCTTCATCACGGTGACATGAGCAGAGGTGAGCCACCAATGTGCGATAGCTATGGCTGTGGGCATTGGAGCGTCATTGTTGGCTTTGATAAAGATGATTGGATTATGCACGACCCAAGAGGTTTACCAGATATTGAACGAGGAGGTCACTCAGGTCGTTATGGCGGTAAGAATGCCAAGGTGTCACGGCAAGCATTTAAACAGCGTTGGGAAGTTGAAGGCTCTGGAACGGGCTGGGTGATTTTGGTTGACGATGAGTAAGCTGGCGTTTTAATTGACTTGTATGGCGGTTCTGTGCGATTGGGAGATCAGGTCTCTTTGCGATAGCCATCAGATGGTTTGGCCTTTCGTTCCAGAGCTATTGAATCCAGCAAGCTTGGATCTTCGCTTGGGTCATCGGTTGATGATTGAGGTGAGCGATAAGCGTGAGTTGATTGAGATTGATATTTCAGACAGGACAGAGGAAGATCCGTATTATTTAGCGCCTAGTGAGTTTGTACTAGC